TATTCTCTCTAATTTATTCCATATAGTTATTATTTAGTATATTTGCGCTGTAAAATCAAAGGAATATGGCAAAGGTTATTCATGTGCATCTCACGCGCCCGATTGACGGCACGAAGCGCCGGGACTGGTATTTTGCCAGTATCGCGGCTGTTTATACGGTCTTGACGGCTGATCAAGTCGGTGCGACCAAAGGTTATCTGCAGCATGCAGGGCTTTCAGGTAACGGCACGGTAGTCACTAAATACGCTATAATCAAGCAATCTACGCTCATCAGAGGCTCCCGTGGAGAAATGTGTAAGGATGATGCATAAACTGCCTTAGAAGGCAAATATAACGGCATTTCAAGGGTATATTCGACAAGCGGTCGGCTATACCCTATTTTTATGCCCGAAATCGGCGAAAAAGAGAGGTGGATATTCAGGTGGATATTCAAACTGGGTATTCAAACTGGATATTCATTTTAGCCAAAACACCCCCTAAGTGGATATTCAAATTTCGGTGACGGCGGTGCAAATAGCTGAGGTAGGAAAATGCCACAAATTTGAGTTTGAGAATGAATAACCGCCTTTTGAATGTGAAGCAAATGCCCCCTATGTTTCCAATCCGCTGGGGCTAAATCCCCATAAATCAACACCATTCTCGGCAATAACGTCCTTTTGGGGGAGGGGTACCCATAAAATGGGGCGACAAGGGTGGCGACACGGAGACCCCCAAGATGCCTCGAGGGGTCAATTCAGGTGGCACAGGGTGTCAAGAAGCTGCTGCAGATCACGTCGGGATAGCGGTCTTAGGTTTCCACAGTCTCCTTCGAGGTAGAATGGGCATATTTGGGGGTGATAGGCACCGACTTCTCTCTCTCCAATTCCTCTATGCGAGCCTTTAGCCGCCCAATTTCCTCTCGAAGATTCCCAATAGTGGAATCCTTGTCTTTCAAAATATTTAAGAGTATTTCAGCAGTCTCCCCTTTTTCAGAAGGCTTAGATGATACTAAAGGTGATTGGGTAGATGCAGTTTCTGGGGCTGACTGCCGAGGATTTTCATTATTAAAATCATCAATAATGATAATTGGAGGATATTCAGAAGTCCTGAATAATGAACCTCGACTCATAAGAAGCCAGTCGGGGGAAATCTCGTAGAAATTACATAGAATAGCGAGCATATCTGCACCAGCCTTCATTCTTCCATTCAGAATTTCTGAAAACTTAGCGGGTTTTACACCCAAAGCATCTGCAATAGTGGCCTTATTAGACACTATGCCTTTGTTTATTAGGGTATGGATTGCAGCAATGAAGCGATGGTTTATCTCATCTTTGGATAAAAAATCGTTTGGCGAGTTCATTTTTTCTGAATTTTATTTTGTGATATTACAGAAATTCTGTATCTTTGCAGCGTGTTCCAGTTGGAACAAGCGGCCAAAGATACAAAAAAGTCGCGAGGTAGACAAATTTTAACAATTAAAGAAATATAAGACATGAGTGAGACAGACGAAATAAAGGAGTGGCAGACGCATAGCGTCAAGCATAAGGTTGCCTTCGTGCTGATGATGGACGGCGTGTCGTTCCATTACGATGAAGAGAACGGCATCACGTTCACCGCCCCGAACTTCTATGTGGAGAAGTTGAAAGACCGTCTGGTTTATGCCCACGGCTGCTCAGTAAGACCGATTATAAACGAAATAAAATAAAAAATTATGAGTGAGACAAGACAAATACTGAAAGTCAATGCTGACAATCGCGAGGCTACTTTCAACGCAGCCTACAAAGGCAGCTATTACACCATCTTAGGATGTGCCGGTGACCTCAACGAGTGGACGGCAGGATACCAAGAGTTGCTTGAAACCAGAGGTATCGGCACCCCCAAGGAATTCATCACTTTCAAAGGTGCAGATATGAATGAATTCTACGGACTGACCGGCAATAATGCCTACAATGACGAACTAACCTGTCTGATGTTCCCTTTGAACACTCTTGATGTGGCGAAGTTGGCAATCTTCAGACTCCAAGCAGAGGATAAATGGTTTGACGACATAGTTGATAACAACCGGCGTCGTCAGGAGGCTATAAACGAACAGGGTTAGACCCAAGAGAGGGCAATCCTGCGGCAAGAGAGCCGCGAAAAGCGATAGATAATCGCAATCAAATTTTCCACAGCCGCCGGTATTGCAAGCCCGGCGGCACTTGGGCGGCCAGGAAGGTGAGCGACCATGGCGCAAGTATCGGGGTTCGATTCCCCGACCGCCCACTAAAAATTTCAACCGATGAAACAAAAATCAGAGCAACGGACGGACCAAGCCATCAAGCTGCTGCTTCAGACACTGGAGCGGAACGTGACCGACACAGGCATCATCCTTGATGAGTTTGAGGCAACCCACAACGATTACGAGCTGTGCTACTCCAAGCAGTACAACGCCCTCAACGCCGGACATTTCGCCCTGAAGGATGCCATCGACAAAATCAATGATCAACTCAATAAAAAGTGAGACTATGAAGGATCAGACAAAAAATCTAATGGTTCTGTCTTCCATTGCAGAGTGCAGAAAAGCAATTGACTTTCTATCGCAGGCCGGAGAGTTGTCAGCAACGATTGTAATGCTTCGTGGCGAGAAGCACCCATGTCCCAAATCGCCTGCCAACGACATGCCCATGTATCGGGGGCATCAATTAATTCTCCGGGACGATAATACTTTGGAATGCCAGCTGTGCGGCCGCAAATACCGCTCAGTTCGTCAAGAACTGACAAGGGAAGAGCGATATCTTTATGAAACGCTGTCTCCGAAATGTTCGTTTGAGCGACAAGCTGAACTCTAAGGATAAACTTCATAACGTTCTATTTGGAATTCGGCCATAAAGTTAACAAAAATATCAATACAAAATAAGTGAGAAAATGAACAAGTACATCTCAGTAAACAAGGAAGGCATCAAGGCCCTGCAGCGCACCTTCAAGGTAAAAGGTAAGCCTATCTGTGAACGCTGCGTCAAGAATGCCCTCGCCTTCCGCACCGACAACGACCTTGCCAGGAAGATACGTTTCGCGGCAGTCAAACATCACGGAGGCTGCACCTACTACATCTGCAAGGAAGGTGAATTCTTCTTTGACTCTGACAGCTGCTGGCGTGCGGTCTATCCCAACCGGGCAGAAATCTACCTTGACAAGCAGACCGGTGAAGGCACGGTCTATGGTCCCAAAGGTGATGTGGTGGCAAGATACGACCATGTCATGCTGAGTCAGATCGGCGAAATAAAGCGAATGGCGGAAGCACTCTAAAGAAAGGGCGAGAGAATGGAATACTACGACGGACGGTTATGTGTCAGACCGAGCGAGCTGTTTGAAAACGGCATCGTCACGGAATCCAATTACCGCAATTGGATTAACCGTGACCGCGTTGAGGTCGCCCGGCGTGGAGGCGGTTCCAAAGACTCGTATGCCCTTATAGTTCTTGACTCGCTGCCCGACAAATACCGGGCTAAAGCCGAGGAGGTTCTCGGTAATGGCGACGAGGTGCTTGTAGCCGGATGGTTCCGGGAGAACTACCAGCTGGACCAGGCTGCAGTAAAATTTTTCCTTGACTGGGCATCCCAGTATCCGAGCGACCAGGCGACCGCTGAGAAAGCGCGTGAATATGCAATCAACGCCTCGGTGATCAATGCCTGTATCCGGCTTTACGACCGGGCGTCAACCGCCCAAAGGATGATGGGTAAAAGTTACCAGTGGGAGAAGATGGCCAAAGCTATAGAGAGCCTCCGTGAGCAGTTCGGACACACGCTGCCGTCATCCCCTTACCGCTTCAGGAAGAAGGTGGCGCAGTTCCGCAAGGAAGGCTACGGCAGCCTGATCAGCGGCAAGTACGGCAACCAGAGCGCCAGACTTATGACCTACAAGGAAGAGCGAGTGATACTCGGCATCGCCGGTCTGGAAAACCAGCCCTACAACACCACGGTGCGCGAAATGTATATTATGTTCCTCTGCGGTGAGCTTGAGGTCTATGACATCGAAACCGGGGAATGTTTCAATCCGGACGAGTTTGCCAAGAAGGGACAGGAGCCGTGGATACCCAGCGATGCCACTATCGCCAACTATCTCAACCGGCCCAAGAACAAGTACCTACTGGAACAGCGACACCGCAGCCGCATGGCCTTCTACCACGAACAGATGCCACACATGCACCGGCACAACGGCGAGTTTTCACTGTCGCAGATCACAATGGATGACGTCGACCTTCCGCGCCGCATGAAAGGCAACGAGCGGGTACATGCCTATTACGCCTATGACGTGGTCAGCCAGTGCCGTATCGGAGCCGCTTATTCCCGAGGCAAGGATGACGCACTTGTGGTCGACTGCTTCCGGGATATGTTCCGGCTCATCAGCAAGAACGGCTGGGGCATCCCCGGCGGCATAGAGGTCGAGACCCACCTCATGACGAAGTACAAGGACGGATTCCTCCGTGCCGGCGAGGTATTCCGGTTCGTACACTTCTGCGCACCTCAGAACTCCCAGGAGAAATACGCCGAGCCATTGAACGGCGCCTTCAAGCGTAGCATAGCCCATAAGAACCATGCCGGGACCGGACGCTTCTATGGCAAAGGCAAGAACCGCACCGAGAGCAAGAAGATAAGCGACGAGACCAACGACACCTACGAGGACCAGCGTTATTACAGCTTTGAGGAACTTGTGGCCGATGACCGCAAGGACAACTATGAATGGAACCATACCCTGCACCCCAATCAGAAAAAATATCCCGGCATGACCAGGTGGCAGGTACTTGAGGCCAATATCAACCCCTCCCTGCTGCCTTACGATGCCCGGACCCTCAGCCGCTATATCGGCGAGGCGGTACCGACGAGCGTAAGGAGGAACTCAACAGTACGCGTGGCACATGAGGATTGGTGGCTGAGCGGCCCCGAGGTGATAGAGCGTCTTGAACCTAACAACTACAAGGTCACCGCCTACTATCTCCCGGATGAAGAAGGGAAACCCTCCGAGGTATTTCTTTATCAGGGTGACAGATTCATCGACAAGGTCCGGAAGGTGGAAACCTACAACCGCGTTATGGCCGAACAGACCGAGGACGATGCCCGGAAGTACCAGGAGCAATGTAAGATGGTGTCAAGGCATAGGAAATGGCTCGATGACAATGCTGCTCCACGTGTCGGCACCATGAAACGGAGTGAAACCGTCGCCGAAGAGCCTGAATCCATATCAGACCTCGTTGCGGCAGCTCCGGAACCGCAGGAATCGGGACAACTCGACGGCGAGAACTACAGCAGAAACTTCGCCGACATGGACTGGGGACAGATAGCGTTTCAGGATTCATAAAACGAAATTATAACACTGTTAGAATATGATTACAACAGACATCAAAAACAAAATCCTCGCCGCAATAAAGGCGAACCGCGCCAACTATCCGAGTGACGCAAAGCATGCCGCCTCCCTGGGTATCACCACCTCGGTGTACAGCGCCGTCAAAAATGGCCAGACCGACCGGGTTCTCAGCGATGCCAACTGGATAAGCATCGCCCGTAAGCTCGGCGTGAACCTACGCGGTGAAATCGAATGGGTGGCGGCCAAGACCCCGACCTTCCAGTATATAACCGCCCAACTGGAACTGTACCAGAGTGCCGGACTGAGTGGTATCCTGTGCGACCTACCGAACATTGGCAAGACCTATACCGCACGCCACTATGTCAAGACCCATGGGAATGCGGTCTATATCGACTGTTCGCAAGTCAAGACCAAGCTCAAGCTGATCCGCAAAATAGCCGCCGAATTCGGCGTTGACAGCCGAGGCCGGTACGCGGATGTGTATGATGACCTCGTGTACTACCTGCGCAGCCTCGAGAATCCGATCATCATCCTTGACGAAGCCGGCGACCTCCAGTATGAGGCCTTCCTCGAGCTCAAGGCGCTTTGGAATGCCACCGAGCGGTGCTGCGCATGGTATATGATGGGTGCCGACGGTCTCAAGGCGAAAATCAACCGAGCCATCGAGTGCCAGAAGGTCGGCTATTCCGAGATGCTGAGTCGCTATGGCGACCGCTACTGCAAGATAGTTCCGGAAGGTGCCGACGACCGCCGTGCCTTCCTCAACGAACAGGCACGGATAGTGGCGAAAGTCAATGCTCCGGAGGGAACAGACATCGCCGCCATCGTCCGCAAGACCCAGGGAGGTCTGCGCCGAGTATATACCGAAATTGAAAAACTTAAAAGACAATGATAATGATAAGCGTACTTGAGAAACAATACATGGAGACCGTCATCAGGATGGGTCGCCGGATGCAGAGTGGCGAGATCGACTGGGAGCAGCGTCGGTATGAGATTGCCAAGGATATGATGGCTGCCATAATGAACAATCCCGACATAACTGCGGGGGTTGCGTGCGAGCCCAAACCACAAGAGGATGTTCCGGCTACATTAGCCAGAGTGTCCCTGACATTCGCCGACGCACTTGTGGCGGACCTGAAAAAGACTCAAGAAAAGAAGTGACCATGGCCAAACGAGCATATAGTCCGAAGGAGGTTCTTCAGAAAACCTACACCACACTGCCCTGGGGCGGTGAGTGGGCCTGTGCTTTCGGTTATCCATCGACAAACGAAACATGGCTTATCCACGGCCCGAGCGGAAGCGGCAAGAGCAGTTTCGTGATGCAGCTCGCCAAAGAACTCACCAACTACGGCACCGTCCTTTATCTCAGCTATGAGGAAGGAGTGAGCCAGTCATTTCAGCAGCGACTTCAACGCTTCCACATGAATGAGGTGCAGGGACGGTTCCGGATTGTGACAAACGACACCGTAGAAGAACTGATTGCCCGGCTGAAGAACAGGAAAAGCCCGAAGTTCGTCATCATCGACAGTTTTCAAAGCAGCAAATGGACTTACGAGGACACCGAGTTGCTGCGGCGCACCTTCCCGAGAAAGACCTTCATCTATATCAGCTGGGAGTATAAAGGTCAGCCATTCGGCAAACCTGCACAGAAACTGAAATACGACGCCGGCGTGAAAGTGAGATGCAGCGGATACAAGGCATACTGTCAGGGACGCTTCATTCCGGCAGCCGGAGCGCACTATGTGATATGGAAGGAAGGCATACTAAAAACCAGTAACAACTTGGATTGACATGAGCGAGAAAAAGATAACGATAGATGTAAAGCCGGACGGTCGCATCCGCAAGGAGGCTTTTATGATTCCTCCGATGGTGTGTCCGTACTGTGGTGGCAAAGGCTGGTTTTATTCCGGCAAGAAAGAACCCGAGACGATTTCATGCCCGGATTGTGAAGGGACTGGCGAAGTAGTCGCAATGGTGACGATAGACTGGAAACCCAATATAAAATAATATAATTATGGCAAAGAAATTAACAATTCCAGAGCTTCAGACCCTTGAAGCCCAGTGTGCTAATTTGATGAGGTCGCTTGAGACGGCGATTGGCAATGTCAATATAATGGCAGAAACTAACGCAACGCGAGAACTCTCAATGGTAAGAACTAAAATTGAAGAGGCCACTATGTGGCTTGAGAAATACCAATCCGGTAATATAATCGAGTTGGCCAACAGAACCTGTCGATAACATGGCACAGCAGGTAACTAACTTCGGACGGTTCTACACCGCCATCAGGGCACTGAACCCCATTGGAGACCGGGATGATGTCAAGAAGAGCATCGTTTACCAGTACACCAACGGGCGCACCGACAGCCTCCGCGAGATGAGCCGCACCGAATACGACAAGTGCTGCGAAGACCTTGAGCGCAAGACCGGGCAGAAGGACGAACTCCGCAAGGAGCGTAGCGCGACCCTAAAGCTCATGCAGAAGATGGGTGTCGATACAACCGACTGGAATCGCGTCAATCTCTTGTGCCGGGATACCAGAATTATTGGCAAGGACTTCTACTATATCACTGCCGAAGAGCACCGGGAACTGCGTCGGAAACTCCGCAGCATCGAGCGCAAGGGAGGCATCAACCGCAAGCCTGCATCGATGCCGGAACCCCAGCCTCAACAAAAACAACAGCAAGTGTTCGTGGTTCCCATCGGACCGACGAGCCAGATATACAACTAATCAACCTCATAATTCATACATCATGGCAAAAAGACAGAAAAAGACCATTATCTCCGGCGTCAGCAAGGAAGCAGCCGAAGAAGCCTTTGCAACCTACGCCAAGGCAGACGCAGAACGTGCGAAAATCACAGCCGAAATCGAACTGAAGTGCGCCCAGATCCGAGAGAAACACCAAGACCGCCTGTCGCAGCTGCAGGTGACCCAGGACGAGGCTTTCGACACACTCCAGGCCTACGCTACCGAGAATCAGCTGGAACTCTTCAGCAAGAAGAAGAGCCTCGAGATGGTGCACGGAACCATAGGTTTCCGCACCGGCACTCCCAAGCTCAAAACCCTCAAGGGTTTCACATGGGCAAGCGCACTCCAGCTCGTAAAGGAGTTTCTCCCCGGCTTCGTGCGCACCGCCGAGGAAATTGCAAAGGACAGACTGCTTTCAGAGCGAGACTCCGATGTCATCAAGCCGGGCGATCCTCTCTGCCCCGGAGTACCACTCCGCGAGGTCATGGTCAAGTGCGGCATTACGGTCGTACAGGAAGAGACCTTCTTTGTCGAACCCAAAAAAGAGGAAGCAGCGTCATGAAGAAGGCAATTACCAGACCACCCAAGGTCGCCCTTTGCCGGATGTGCAAGGGCACGGGAATCGTGGCGACCGAGGCTCCCCAACGCTACCCGGAGCCATGCCCCCAATGCGAAGGCAGCGGCAGGGTTACAGTGAGCTGTGAGATGACACTTGACATCAGACCGTACAGACCTAAACCAAAAGGACCTGTAAAAATCATGTAAAGACAATGGCAAACAAGCGCGGCATGTCCTACAAAAAGCGCGTCGCAGACATAAACCGGATATACGATGAACACGCCAGGAGCGGGTTAAGTAACCGGGAAATATGGCGCAGATACATATATCCGGTTTATGCCATAAGCGAACGCACCTTTTACAACATGATGAACGCCACGGCAGGGCTTGAAACCCCGGTCGTGGCGTCCGACATGCCGAGCCTGTTTGATTTATTGCCTGAAGAAACTTCAAAGAAGCAAGAGAAATGACAGACATTGACGCGCAGATCCGGGAAATATTCGGGCGCATACTCCGGGACATACAGGTGGAGCTTGGCGATGAATTCGACCAGAATTTCGAGCGTCAGGGCTTTTTCTCGGAGAAATGGACGCGGCGCAAGAGTCCCACGCGCCCGGGAGGACATATCCTTGTCGATAGCGGAGGCTTGCGCCGGAGTATCCGGAGCGAAATCAGGGACAGCAGCATAGTATTCCTGACCGACCATCCGGCGGCAGCTATCCACAACGAAGGCGGCGAAATAGTCGTTACGGCTAAAATGAAACGCTTCTTCTGGTACAAATATTATTCCGCCACCGGCTCCTTCGGCCGCAAAAAAGACGGTTCAAGACGCAATGACAAAAGGACCCTGCAGCTCAGTGACGAAGCAGACTTCTGGAAAGCGATGGCACTCATGAGGGTCGGGAGCAAGATCCGGATACCGCAGCGTAAATTCCTCGGGACTTCTCCGGAAGTCGAGGCAGCCGTCCGTCAGATCATCGAGGAGAACCTGAACGAGTATGTAAACAACATAGACTTCAATATCAAATGAGTAAAAATGACAAAAGACTAAACGGCATAGTGCTGAATGGGAAATTCTATGAGGCGGTTGACTTAACTGAAGATGCTGCAATTGCACTGATAAATAATGACATGAAAGATAGTCTCTGCAATCATTGTGACTTCCAAGACTATTGCATGGGATTTAATCATGACAGATGCCGCCTTGTGTGCGATAAAGTTCCTTTCCCACATGGAAAATGTTATACTATACTACGTTTTTCCCAGCCAATCACCGATAAAATCAATATCAAATGAGAGAAGAATTATACCGCAAACTGAAGACTCGTCTTGAGTCGCTGTGCATCAATGGCGCCGGAGAGTATTATGAAAGACCCGACGACGCGGATATGGATGACGAACTGTATCCCCGTGCCATCAAGCACATCGACCTATGGAACCACAACGTGGAATTCCTCGATCAGGAAGTTCCATGGGAGCGCCCGGCCGTGTTTATCGAGTTTGTGCCGTTCAAGTGGACACAGATAGCTCCCGGGGTCGCATACCGCGCACAGCCGTTGATAAACCTTCATGTAGTCACCGACTGGACCGGAGCCGAAACCGACGCCGGGCAGTTCCGGCTGCTTGACAAGATACATGAGCTTGTCGCAGGACTTTCCGGCGATACTTTCGAGGAATTTGACATCGACAGCAGCTCCACCAACCATAACCACGAGGATATAGTGGAAAATATCGAAACCTACACCTGTGTCGCATTTCGGCAATTGAAATAAAGCCCCATAAACGCGCCGTGTCGCGCCGAAAGAGCGAGAGCCGTTACCTTTATCGGGTGACGGCTCTCTTGCGATATATGGGCGAGAAAACGGCCTTATGCGGCGTTGCCGGGAGGGAGGTCGGGTATCGTGAACAGCATGATGTCCTTGTAACTGGCATTGTAGTTCATCGTCGCGTTAAACTCCCTCCTTTGGCAACGGGCGAACGGGTCCCCGAGCGATGGGTGGCGCCCCATCCACTCGCACAGTTCGATGATGCATGATTTCTCGGAGGTAAAATATATGAAATTATGACCGGGCAGAACCGACAAGACATCGAGATAGTCGGCAAGGCGCCAGTACATTCGGTATGTGCCGACATCAGTGGATAGGTAAGGCGGGTCGACAAGGAACACAACGCCGGGCGTATCCTTGTATTGTTCGAAGAGCTCACGGTAGTCGCATGAAAAAATCTCCAGTCCGGCAAGATAGTCCGGGCAAGGCTCATACCCATTTTTACGGACATTGTTGTATAGCGTTTCGCCGCGCATGCCCTGGATGCTCATCTTGTATTTCATAGAGAACATCAGTGACGATGACAGGGTGATGAAGTCAAGGAAGCCGGTCTCTTTTTCCTCCTGCTCAAGCAGCGAAAAAATCTGCTCCCGGGCAACGCCGGTTATCGGCTTGTGGCGGTCGAACTGCGAGGCGATGGGCCGGATTGACTCAAGCAGACTGTTGGTGCGCGGAATATTGTTGATGCGCAGCCGGTAATTGTCAAAGTCATTGTAAATGACACGCGACTCCGGATGGAAGTGCTTTGTGATATGTGACAGTAGCCCGGAGCCTCCGAAAAGGTCGACGAAAACAGTGTCGGCCGGATATTGTTTGATTACCTCGATGAACTGTTTGGCGAACATCCTCTTCTGCCCGACAAAAGGCAGCGGAGCCGAAAGATATAACTTGCTCATACGTTCAGCTCGAATTTTACAGCGTCCTCGCCGGCCAGGAGTCGGCGTGTGCTGTCAAGGTTGTTCTCGTATATGTGGACATTGCCCAGGAACAATGTAATTGACTTCAGGGGGAAGTCAATGTGCCGGGCCATGAGATAGAGATGGTATATGTCGGCCGGCAAGCCGAGATTGGCATCAGAACTGCGTTGGTATGCCGTTATAACGAGTTCCGAATCCTCAATCTGGAATTGAACGAGCGACAGACACGGAGCCTGGTTGCTTTCTGCCTCGGTTGCACCGAGGAACAGGACATAGTTTTTGGAACTGCGGCGCTCGGAATTGATCCTGGCGAGAAGTGGCGGCAGCTTTTCAAAATAGGTCGGATAACTGTTGACGAGGATGGAGCCGCAGTAGTCCCACCAATTTATACCGGCTTCACGGTACTTCTCCACCGAGCGTTCGCCGCTCATGAAGAGCTTCAGTTCGGAACGGAGCTTTTTGCGGGCTATGCCATGCCCCTCGAAAATGTCGAGCAGGTCCGCCGGGGTAAGCGAGAGCTGCTCGTTGATGAGATAGGCGATATTGCCTTTGCGGTTTGACTGGCGTTTGCCGGAGTCAAGAATCCGCCGGAGTATCTGGTGGTATTTGTTTGTTGCCATAGAGTGGTGTTTTTGACACCGCAAAGATAGCTCCCGGCGATGTGCCGCACACTATGGCGACACAGGATTACACTGCACCGGGATTGCAGTCGCTTTGAAAATGCTTGACAAGCGAATACACCTTCCGTTCGCTTATATTGAATCGGGAGGCAAGATGAGCCACGGTATATGTGACCTTGCAACCGTCGGCAACCATTTTGTTGAAGTCAACGAAAAGGTCGATATAGTCGGCATCTTCAAGACGGATGCCGGATTTTCTCAGCCTGTCAAGCAATTCCCGGTTGAATTTCAGTATTTCAAATATGGTCATGTTCCGAAATTTTTGTAATTTTGCAGTGTCTCACTTATAAAAACATCGCCTTCGGGCAAAAATTAGCATCCAGTGGAAGCCGGAAGGGCATAGTGCCCCCGGCTGGCTTCCATTGGATGCTTTATGTTTTTAGAAAGTGAGACGTCTATTAACAGGCCGGGGGCATTTTTTATGCCCTCCCCCGAAGGGCTGCGGGATCAGTTCGCGGTGTAGAGTGCCAGGTCAATCGAATCTTTCGCCTTCCAACCCTGCGCCAATGTGTCCTGAATGAACTTCATCGCGCCGGTGTAGAATGACGATAATGCAGTCAGTTCCTGAAATGTCACATATTCCGGACTGTCATCCTCGCCGAGTTTGAATGTCACCGGCAGCGATGCACCGGCAGTCTGAACCGCAAGGTCGTAAGCGGCCTTGTAGTTGAACTGGTTCTCGGTGGACAACCATACAGTCTTGCCGTTGTAACGGAAGCCGGACAGAATGTGCTCGTCGGTGCGGGCGTTGATCCAGCCGCTGATGAGCGACTTGATTTCCTCCCCGGAAGGTTTATGGTTGAATTCCTCTTCCATGTAGGAAGCGGCGCCGGAATCATCGGCGGTCACATCCCAGCGGATGCGCCATTTGTTGCGTACAGGATTGGTGCACTCCAGGAGTGCCACATCGGGATTGCCTTGGACTCTTTTCATGATTTTAAGTGAAAACGTATTTTGTTTTACCCTTGCCGAATGTCTCCGCCTTGATGGTGGTCTCGAAGGGGAAGCCATCCGGCATTTCACTCACTTGCTGGAGGATGTTCTTCATCTCCTCCGAATTGGTGAAGAACTTCTTCTGCTCTCCGTTCTGCTCGATGGCGACCACGCAGCGGTCTTCACCTTGCGAGGTCTTGACACCCATCTCGAAGTCGCGGACTACGATGGGAAGGTTCACCAGTTCCCGGATGCTTACCACCGCACCGGGGAATCGCTTCTTGCCGTCATCAGGCTTGTAAGCGACGTTTAGGTCTTTGAATGATTTCATTTCTGTGCCTGTTAATTTGTTAAAGAGGTTATTACACTGTGCGTGCTTCGCCATCCCGTAGAACGAGGCGACGAGGACGCTTCTTCGTTTCCGGCTCTTGACTTCGCCCATTTTCCGGGCGAACTTCTTTTTGATGCGCTTACGCAGCAGCGCGTGGTCGGGGTAGATGACGTAGCCCAGGAAGTCAATGCCATCAGAAACCGGGAACACCCTCTCGTTGTCTTTAATTTTCAGACCGATGCTTTCAACCAGATCATGCACAATACCACGAATTCTCCACAGTTCTTCTTTGGTGCCGGCAAGGACGACACCGTCATCGCAATAGCGATAATAGAACGGCACTCCGAGACTGTCTTTAAGAATGTGATCGAGATGAACCGACAGGAGCAGATTGCATAATCCCTGGGAACTCCTCAAGCCTATACTCACCCCGGACGGCATCATACGGATGAACCGTTCAAGTATTAGGATCAGCTTCTCATCCTTAAAAATGCGCCGGACGCAGTCGATAATCGACTGTTGGCTCACGCTCTCATAGAACTTGGAGATGTCGAACTTGTAGCAGAACCGGGTCCCGTCCGGGTGGTCATGAAGGTCACGCTCAATATAAGACTTCAGGTCATGCATGCCGCGCCCCTTGATACTTGCAGAGGTCGTTCTGATGAAGCGGCGTTTCAGGTGCTCGTCCACCACCGACATTACGGCATGAACCGCAATACGGTCTTTCATGGTCAATACCTGAATGTGTCGTTCCTTGCCGCCTTCAATAATCGTGCGCTCCCGGTAGCCCTCGGCAATTTCATAGTTGCCGGAGGCAATTTTCTGTGAAAGTTCGGCGATAACCTCCTCCCTGTGCGCGAGAAGGTATCGGCCCTGACGGCTGCGTTTACGGGCAGTACCGCGCAGAACCTGGTCGAAAGATTGCGCCATATTGGGATAGGCGACAATTTCCTCGATGATATGTCCTTCTCTACGCATGGAGTGTTTCTGGAGGTTGTCAATAAAGTTTGTTTCAGGCTCCTTGAGCCTTCCGGTCACCGGGTCCGGGTTCTTCGAGCCTGCGCCTACCAAACCCTACCCGAACACTTGATGTTCCGGCTTTCCGCATAATGCGCTGTTGCCGAGGCTTGCCCCTCTCGGCACCTCTGAGGGAACACGTTCCCGGTGATGTACGCCGATGGTTGGTTGTCCAGACGCGACCCGACATTCGTGTTCGCATTCGATGCATCGTTATTCGCATTCGCGTACGACACGCCGCCATTCGCATTCGCGTTGTTGTTGCCGCGATAGACCACACGGCCTATTGAGGGACACCGCCTTACAGACTGCAAATTTACACATAATTCGCCGTTCCAGATGGAATTATGTTAAAATATAAGCCAGAACAGTGCTGCGAGACCACCTCCGGACAGGGTTATGAGGAAGTCTATCCAGTCCCAGGGGCAACCGTGAAGTTTGTCCTTGAGCTCAAGACAAGCACCGGCGACACAGGCTGAGTAGAGTGCCGGATAAACGCCGAGAGCGAGAAGTCCGGCAATCAGACCACCGACGAGATGCTTGTATCGGTTGGATTTTTTGAGAAATGAGATAATTTTTTCCATAAACTTTTGTATGTCAGAAATTGTTTGTAATTTTGCACAAAGACCTCCGAAAAGACGCGATAACTTCAAGTCGTGAGGCATTAAAGCCGTGGCTATGTCATGGCTTTATTTTTTGCAGTTCCTCAAGGATTGCGTCCCTTGAGCCATGTTCCGGACCAATGCGCACTGCTTTCCCACCCATGATGACGTAGCATTCCTTTATTGCGCCGGAAGTGAAATCTTCCCTTCTCCAATCGATTTTCTTTGCCAGTTCCGAGAGGTTGATGCGCTTGCCGCTCATCCTCATGTCAAGGTCGATGACGACAACCTCACATCCCTGAGCTTTAGCCTTGGAGAATCCATCAGAAACGCCATTAATGGAACGGATGCCCTTGCGGTCTCCGATTAAGCCATTTATAAGGTATTCCGGATTCTTAACTCCGTGTCCTATGACATGTTCGCGAATTTTTATCTCCATGGTCGGGAATGATGACAGGAGGGAATATGCTGCGCGGGTATTTTCCTTTACCTCGGTCTTGTCGGCACTGGTACTTGTTTTTAGTCTTTCTCCATAGACGGGGTCGGTTTTACACTGACGCAGTTCTTCGCAACGATGAATTAAAACACATGCCCGGCACACTTCATTGTCTGGCACGAAAGCGGCGAGTTTTCCGGATTTCCCTCCTTTTGCAATGGGACAAGTGGTGCATTTGCGGATGGTGTAGGGATTGTAGTCAGGGACGGACTTGCCTTCCTTGCCGGCATTGAACCGGAAGATCCCCTTTGAGTCGCGTTGCAGAGCCTCGTCGCCCAGGCGCATCGCCTCGTCATGGTTTGTGGTCGGATATTTCGACTTGCGTACCTGAACCACAGTGCATCGGCAGTTCCAGCCATTAGGCGGGTAGAACTCTTCCCAAAACGAATCGGACGGCGGCAGCGTCACGCGGTCAAGAGCCGCATGTTCCGGACGCACCTTGTCATCGCGCTGGGTGCGGTACTGGAGATTGTAGCGGTCGCCGTCGCGCATGAACTGTTCCCATCGTCCTGCCATCTCAGCCGAGGCACTGACGAAGTTATACTCGGCCCGGAGATAGTTCGCGTTATATGTGGAGTCAATGCTTTGAACATCGTTCAAAAACTGTTCAAACGGCTTTCTATTGCCGTTCTCATCGAGCAATGACGGGAAGGCTTCATGCAGCTCATGAAAAGCCTTCATGCCGGAGAAGATGTAATTGGATCGGGTAAGTCGCCGGCGCATACCCTCTGTCATGCTCACCTTCTCAAAAGCCGAGTCCATCGCCGACGCATGGGTGCTGACGAACTCCTGCACGGCAGGATCAGCCACCAGTTCCACGCGGAATTCAGCGCCTTTCTCCTTGAAGAGGGACTTCATCATACCTTTGAACAGGGAGGACAGTCGCTTGCGTATGTCTTCGGATGGAGCAGCCAGTGTCTCAAGTTTCGGCATTCCATCAAGTAATCGTGCATAGCGTCGGTGCAGCCCCTCATAGTCAGAGGGGCCTAATCGAAAAAATTCTTCCCGGGCTTTCTGGAGTCATTCTTGTCGTCTTCCTTATCATCACCCTTGCCATCGCCGTCATCAGGGTCGGGCATAGCCATGGGGTTGCGTCGTTCGCCTACGGGCATGCCGTACTTGTCTGCGAAGTAAGACGGCTTGACTTCATAGCGGTCGGCAATCATAGTTTCATAAGCGACCTGCTGTTCCGGTGTATAGTCAACGGCATCGTCCCATTCAAAACGCAGACCTTTGACCGGGAATCCATGCAGGACCATAAGAGGAATAAGCTGATTGTTTATGATGTCGCGGAGCATGTCGCGGTCGGACTCCACAAGGTTCATGAACACCTGCAGGTGAGTCTGTGACTGTGAAAGCGAGGAACCATCCTCGATGGTCATGGTCTGACCAATCACCAGTTTGGAAATTTCGGAATTGGAACGATCGATGCGCTTGTCATAAACATTGAAGGCGTCGCCTTTGCCTGACTCTACGAACTGAATCTCCGTTTCCATGCCGGATACTATTCCCTGACTGGCACCCCCGTTGTAGATTATATCCTCCAGTCGCTTGAATTCCTTGGGGTCGCGTGTCGATGTGCGGGCGATACGCCAGGGCATGCCAAAAATCTCGGCGAAACAGTCCCAGAACGACATCGCATGCTTCTTCGGGATAGTATGTGGCGCAGCCTTCAGCAGCAGTCCGAGGTCATCGGGACGCCCGGCCTCAATCAGCCAATCCTTCCAAGGACGCTCGCGGTACTCTATCCCCGTTTCCCAATTCATGCCGATACGTGACACAACTCGCCCCTTCTCAGGGATGGCATGCTTGCGAGGAATAAGAGTGACGCTGGAGAATACTGGATCGCCCTTAGCATTAGTAATAACATCGCCAAGTTCAATCAGCGAATGACCGTACCAAATAGACTCAAGGCACAGTTTGCACAGATCCTTGAACCAGGACTGATCGAAAAGATTCTCTGCGGCTTTGTCTTGATCGCCTTTCTCGTTGACGAGTTTGAAAGAGCGCGACATGACGAACCCTACGCGCTGCTGTATGCAGCCGGAAAGATGCGAGTCGATCATGGCGTCCCGGTAGATGTCGTAGAGCTTTTGCCGGTTCGGATGGCGCGGATCAATGGCGCTCTGCCATGCTCGGCGCCAGTCCTCTATGTCGTTTTTTATTAAAAATTCGGCATAGCGATGCAGCTCCATGATGATGGAAGTCTGTTTGGCTGCTTTCGCACGGCTTTCCTGATCGGCCCTGCGTTGTCTGGATTTTCTGCTCATGATTTACCAGTCGTGTCTAAGTTTAGGGGATGAGTGGTACGAAATGCCAAAGCCGGAGGAGCCGTCTTCGGTCTCTTTCAAGGGTAAGTCCGGAATGATTTTGCCGGCCTGCACACCTTCGAGCCATTTGATTGCCCGGTCGTAACGTTCCTTGCGAATCTCGCTGCCCATCTTCTGGGGTTGCGAGGCAGTTAGATGGTATAGAACGATGTCGGCGGTGTACATGACGATGAGCCGGTTCCGGTCATCGCCCGAAGCCGAGAAAACGGCATCGGTATCATATACCGGGCGCAGGTAGCCGGCAATCTCCTCCATAGCCTCAGCCTCGGCATTGGCAATATTCTCCGGCGAAGACTGCGATATCACTTTCAGGGCTGCCTCGCCGATGACAACCCGGTAATCCTCATTGTCGATAAACATAATCACCACATATTTTTAGGGGAGCGACGCGGAATCGCCACCGGTTTGAAAATCTCTTGTCGTGTATTGCGCTGCAGGAACCATATAGCGCCCTCGTCGGCATCCGGCGCATCGTCATGGACACGGGAACCGCGCTCGAGAGCGAGCGTCTGTTCAATGCCGACCTGCATGTCCGGAGAATCCTTGAGAGCCTCGTTGTAGAATACGAAACCACGCTCCCACAGAGGCGACACCGCCTCGATGCGCTGGATCTTCTCCGGCTTGCTGCGTTTGTCCGGGAGAATCGGGAGCTGATAGCCTCTGATGTTCCCCTCGGCGGCAAACTCGTCCAAGATGATGTCCTGCATGAAATTCGCCTCCATGAAGAATGAAATGGACACACGATCGCGTGTGCGCTCATAGAGGTCATAAAGCCACCGCACCATTCCGGACACCGTGTCCTGGCGGACATAGCAGTCTATGAGATGCAGCTCGGTTCCGATTTTGCCCCACAGGCGGCATGCCTTGTAGTCGTTGGCGGTGGTAGATTTGAAGGAGGGGTCGGTATAGCACACGAGCATGTCGTACTTCTCCAGTTTTGGCAGACGCTTGTAGCGTATCCATTCATGACGGAAGATAGAACCGTCGTTGATGGGGTTGTGCATCATCTCCTTGTTCCAGGCACGATAGCCGACAAAATCGGCGTATGCCTGGGCTTCCTCACGGGTCCACTTCTCCTTCCAGACAGGATTCCCGTTCTTATCCACAGCCTTAATCTCCGACACATATACGCCGCGTGTGGCGCACATATTGGCCAAGACGGAACATTTGGATATAAGGTTGCCTACCATTATAAAGCGACCGCGACCGACATCCAGGGCACCGAAAAGAGCCTCCTTGACCCAATCGGTCAAATCCTTCACGCGCTTTTCATTGCGGCACAGCTCGTCATCGTCAAGGTCATCGATCACGATATAGTCCGGTCGCGACTCACGGTCGCGCAGACCGCGCGGCGACTGACCGCGACCCACAGCGAGGAACTTGGAACCGCCCTGAGTCTTGAACTCGCCCTCGGTCCATTCGCCGAGGTTTTTCTGTTCCCCGAAGTCGGAGATGATACGCTGGTTGAACTCAAGCTCGGCCTGGATGTCGGCGAGAAGTCGGTTTGCGCTGTCCTGGCTTTTACCCACAACAACCATAAAGCTGATGAGCCTTTTGGGCTGGAACATCAGCCACAGGGGGAGGAAGATGTCAAAATGGGTGGACTTGGCATGACCGCGAGGCCATTTGAAGACCGCTTTAAGGTTCGGGGTATTGCGCACCTTCAAGGCGGCGGCATTATGAAACGGAGCGTTGTGGATGACCTTGATCGGTTCGCCCGTCGTCTTGTCGCGCAATGTCAGATAGTGGGGAAAGTAGTATTCACAGAAAGCCGCATAATTTGAAAGCAGCCGGCGAATGCGTTTGTCACGCTCGGCGGCTGACTCCTTGGCGACCGACATTGTAACCGGCGTCAGCGAATTGACGCGCTTGCAATGGTCCCGCCATTCCTCGTATGCTTTCTTTATCTCAGCTGCGGATGCCATATCACTTCAGCTGATTGGAGCCCATTGACTCGATGATATACTTGTCCTGGTACTTGTTGATGGCCTTGATAAGTTCCGGCGTGACTTCCCGGTCGGTAGCCGCCCTATATTCAAGCCACCGGGAGAAAGCCATGAAGACCTCGATCGCGTCAATGACATTGGCCTTTTTGTCGAGTTTCTCTATGACGGCTGACAGTTTCGACAGCTTGTCGGCCAGACCGGCAGTCGCCGCGATATCATCGGAGGCATTCACCTGCTCGATGAGTTTGTCTATGGTCATGAGCAGCTTGTTGACAAGTTCCGGGCGCGTGATGCTTTTTGCAGCACGCGCTTCCTTCCATCCGTCAGCGGCGCACCATTTGGAGATGGTGACGCGGGATACATCCACCTTATCGGCAATCTCGGTCATCTCCATGCCGGAGAGAAACAAGGCCCTGGCGAGGGACTTCTTTTTTTCGTTTTCCTGCTTTGTAGCCATATCTGAATGTGATAATATGCGATTGAATTTGGCGCAAAGGTGGCGTAAAATACGGTGTCCGCAAAAAAAGTGTGCAACCATTGCATACAAGTGTGCAACCATTGCACACTTTTTTGGATGTAAGGCGATTAACGCTGAATTTTGCAGCGAAATCATTATCGCACATCACATGGGCAACAGAGTAAGACTTACAAACGACACGCTCAACAGCTACGGCTACCGCGTCCTTACCGAGGGCGTGGACATGGAGCAGTATGAGCGCAACCCGATACTCCTGTATATGCACAACCGTGGCCAGGTCATCGGTGTGATCAAGGATCTCAAGAGAGAGAACGGCGAGATAACCGGTGAGCTCGCATTTGACGAGGCAACCGAACTGTCGCGCCAGTGCAAGAAGCAATGGGAATTCGGCTCACTCCGAATGGTAAGCATAGGTTTCAATGTCATTGAAACCAGCGACGCTCCCGAACATATAGTCTCCGGACAGCGCTTCCCCACGGTGACCAAATCACAGTTGCATGAAGTGTCGCTCGTGGACATAGGAGCCAACAACGATGCCATCAGACTTTATAAAGACGGACAGTTAATAACGCTCGGCGACGGCGGCGATTGCCCCCTTCCCAGGCTGAATCATAAACCAAACAACAATCCACAAATGGACATCAAGACACTTGCCCTGCAACTGGGCTTGCCGGAAACGGCAGACGAGGCGGCAGTCAATGCCAGGCTCGCCGAACTGAAGGGTTCCAAGGAGGAATCCGACAAGATGCGTGCAGAGAACGAACAGCTCAAGCTCGCGCAGATCACTACAGCCGTCGATGCTGCCGTCGCAGCCAAGAAGATTCCGGCTGACAAGAAGCAGCACTTCATCGAAATGGGCAAGAAGCTCGGCATCGAAGACCTCAATGCCACACTCGACGCCATCTCGCCGGCCGTAAAGCTCAGTGAGACCATCCAGCCCGGACCGACCGAAGAGGTTCCGGCCAAGAGTCCGTGGGAACTTCGCATGGAGGAAATCCGCGCCAAACTCAAAAAATAACAAATCAAAAACGATACCGACATGGCAATCAGAGTAGACAACACCAGTTACAACGGTGAGGTACTTGAGAGAATCCTTACCGTGGCCACCACAAGCAACGAACTTGTGGAGAAAGGCCTTATCCACGTTATCCCCGGCGTGGAAAAGAAAATCAGCATCCCCCGTCTGAAGACCGGCAAGATGCTCCAGAAGCGCAAGGAGGACCCACAGGTCACCGACAGCAAGGGCGACTTCAGCTATTCGGAGCAGACGCTGGAACCCCATGACTTCATGGCTTTCACCGTCTTCAATCCCCGTGCCTTCGAGCAGATCTGGCGCAAGTGGCAGCCCAAGGGCAACCTCGTTTTCGCTCAGCTCCCTCCTGAAGTGCAGAACAAGCTGCTCGACGCACTGAGCAAGCAGGTGCAGTTTGAGCTCGGCGACCACTTCGTCAACGGCGAATATGCCGACGGCACTGACGACACCAAGCTCATGAACGGCATCCTCACCCAGGCCGCCAAGGCTACTGACTATGTCCTGGTGGATGTATCCAAGGCCGACACTATGATCAAGAAGCTGAAAGCTGTCCGCGCCGCCATCCCCAAGGCAATGCGCCCGAACCCCGACCTGCGTATCATCATGAGCGTCGATGACTTCGACAAGTACGATGACGAACTGACCGAGCGAGAGTCCAAGAACGCCAGCGAGACCGAGGTCAACCGCATGCGCTTCAAAGGCATCACTATCGAGACTGTGGCAGCGTGGCCCGACGGCGTTATCGTCGCAACGCTCTGTTCGCCGGACGCCGACGGCAACTTCTTTGCCGCTGTCAACCTGCAGAACGACGAGAGTGTGATTCAGATAGACAAGGTTTCCAATGCCAGCGAGCTTTACTTCTGTAAGATTCTCATGAAGGCAGATACCAATATCGCCTTCGGCGAGGAATTCGTTGTCGCCGATTTCCGCACCACGCCCAAGTTCAAGGCCCAGACCGCCGGTGGAGGCACATCAGAAACCGGCAAATAATCATGGCAAAACTCCAGTATCTCGTACTCCATTGCACCGCGACACCCGAGGGGCGTGAGGTGACAGCCGCTGATATTCGGCGCTGGCACACCTCCCCGGTGTCGAAGGGCGGCCGGGGGTGGAAGCAGGTCGGCTATACCGACATCATCCATCTTGACGGAAAGGTTGAACGCCTTGTCAACAATAACGAGGATGCCAACGTGGATCCATGGGAAATCACCAATGGCGCCAAAGGGTATAACTCCGTGAGTCGCCATGTCGTCTATGCCGGCGGCTGTGCCCGGGACGGAAAAACTCCCAAGGATACACGCACTCCGGCACAGCGCAAGGCGATGGAGGAATATGTGAAAGACTTCCACCGACGCTTCCCCGAGGTGCGTATCATCGGCCACAACGAAGTGGCCTCCAAAGCCTGTCCGAGTTTTGACGTGCAGAAATGGCTCACATCAATCGGTATAAACCAGTAACAACAAAGTAAACCAATCATAGCGATGTCCTTCAGCGAAATCCTCAACATACTTCTCGGCGGTGGCGTCGTGGCGCTTATAGTGGCTGTCGCCACCATGAGGGCGACTGTACGCAAGGCCAACGCCGATGCCGAAAAGGCAAAAGCCGAAGCCGAGACCGTGCACATCACCAACACCGAGAATGCGACCCGGATTCTGGTGGAGAACATCGTAAAACCGCTAAAAGACGAACTTCATGCTACCAGAGAAGATCTTCAGGCCACTAAAAGGGAGATGGCCTCTACCAAGAGAGAAATGGCCCGGCTGCGCAAAGCTGTCGAAGCTGCTTCCGGTTGTCCTCATTCTGACGGCTGTCCTGTGCTTGCCCGGCTGCGCGACCACCAAAAAGACGCAGACCGAACAAGCCCAGAGCCAGCAGATAGTGACGGTCCACGACACAATTCAGACATTTACGCGGATTGTCCAGACGGAAGCGGTGCCGGAGAGCCGTGTGGAGATGAGGATATCCGTGGACAGCCTCCTTAAACTCCCGCAAGGAGCGACCTATCACCGCAAGAGCGGACAGGCACATGCCGAAGTATCAATACGTGGTGACACCATATATGTGACCGGCACATGTGACAGTCTCGCCCGGCAGGTGGAATATTACGAGGCGCTTTACCATAACGCACGAGACGCGCTGGAAAACTACCACGCGACTGTCCGGGAAGAGGCAAAGACCCGGGAATCCCCCCTAAACGCATTTGTCAAGGGACTGGTCTTGGGCATTGTCTCCGGAATATCACTGACTTATTTCATCAAAATCTCAAAACGACGCAAAAATGAATAAAGACTTCATGTACGGCATCGGTGCCGTAAAATATAAAGGCAAACCTGTCGGCTATATTGCCAAGAACTCATTCGACATGGGAGGCACCAAGCCGGAGTCAACCGACATAGAGGCCGAGCAGGTTCCCGGAGCCCCCGTCCTGGTCATACCACAGTCCAACGGCAAGATCGCGCCCAAGTTCGACATGATTCAGTTGAATTTCGAGAGCCTGGAGCAGCTTCTTGGCGGCAAGCTCCATAAGTCGGGTGAGAAGATCGTCGGCTGGACGGCTCCCCGCGCCGCAATGGTCATGGAGGGACCGTGGGAACTGGAACTTGTGTCTGGGCAGTCCATCCTCATTCCCAACGCAACCCTACTTTCCGACCTCGCCGGCAAGCTCACGCTTACCGAGACCGCCAAGATCGAGGTCGAGCTGAAGGTCGCCATGCCGTCAGCCGCCAAGGTTCCCCCTTACGGTGTATTCGCCAGCGATTCATTGCCCGACGAATGGAAAGAGGAAACCGGATGGCTGCTTCCCGCAGAAACCGAAGCCGCATGATAACGTATGGACATCACGCTTGAGAGGGCCATACAGCGCGAGGCTGCCGATGCGCTGCTGAATATAGGCATATCAATTCCGCTTAAGGAATTCAAGCTGCCTTTCAGGAAACGCCCCGTGAAACTGCGTGTGACGCTCAAAAGACCATATATGTCCGGGCAGATCCAGTTTGCCCGGACATATCTTTCAATGGAGGTCACAGCAGAGCAGATGGCGGCATTTACTAAAGAGGAGCAAATGCGGTTCATGGCGAAGCACGGAGCAGCGCTCTGCCGGATGATAGCCTATACTATTTGCGTGGGACCGGTACGCCGTCTGTTTGTCCGGCCGGTGTCATGGTTTATCCGGAACTGTGTGAAGCAACATATCATTTTGGCTGCGGCGCAGAAATTCGTAAGCCTGATGGGCACCGACCCTTTTATACCTATTATCAGATTAGCCGAACGGACGAATCCGATGAAGCTGAGACTGAGCCGGGCAGTGAAGGGGAGTTAAAGAGCGGTTACGAGCCCTCCCATAGCCCCTTCGGATTTATATGGCAGGTGGCCGACGCCACAGGCTGGAGCGTAGACTACATACTCAACAAAGTAAATTATCAGACGCTGATAATGATGCTGAGCGATGCTCCAAGATACAGGAGCGGACACAAGGCATCACAGTCAAACAAGACTGCCGGCGCTACCGCAGAGGATGACGCCCGGGAAGTTGAAGGATTCTTCAGAAGCAATTTAAAACAGTGACACATGAAGCCCGTAGAGCTTGAAATATTCCTTCAGGACGGCCTGACGCCCGGTCTCAAAAAGGCCGGTCAGACCGTCAGTCACTTTTCCAACGACACCAAGCGCCAGCTCAAGGATGTCGCCGGAGCATTGACTGTGCAGCGTGGCATTGTGCGCGATCTCGAGAAACAGTACCGGGAACTTGAAAAATCAGTAAAGAAGATGGCTCCGGGGCAAGCAGTCGCAAAGGCATCTTCCCAACTCGCTGCACTCAAAAAGGAACTCGACGCAGAGAAGGCAGGTCTTGAGGAACTGACAAAACAGCAGCGTGAACTTAAACTTGAGGCGGACAATGCCGGGGTCTCACTCCGGCAGCAGCTCCGTAATGTCCGTGAAGAAATCGCCACACTGTTGCTTGCTTACCGGTCATTGACGGATCAGGAGAAACAGACCGCCCAGGGCAAAGAACTTGCCCGGCATATTGACGAACTTACGGAAAAAGCCGGCGAACTGAACGATGCTATCGCCGACACTTCCCAGGCAGTTACCAATGCCGCATCCGACTCAAGAGGATTTGACCAGTTGGCGGGAGGTATACAGCTCGTCGTTGATGGATTCGGACTTGCGACCGCCGGAGCCCAGGCACTCGGATTAAGCGAGTCCGACCTTATGGAGGTTCAGACACAACTCCAGACGGCGCTTGTGGCGAGCAATGCATTGACTTCAATGCAGGTCAATCTTCAGAAACAGTCGGCCCTCATGCAGGGCGTCAATGTCATACAGACCAAAGCTGCCGCCACCGCCGAAACAATCCGCACATGGGCGGTAGGTCGTGGCGTGATTGCCACCAAGACGGCCACAATAGCACAGGCAGCTTTCAATGCGGTGGCCAAGGCAAACCCTTACGTGCTGCTCGCGATGGCGGTTGTGACTGTTGTCGGTGCCCTGTATGCCCTCGCAAAGGGGAATGAGGCTGCTAAGAAGGCCGAGGAGGAACGCCAGGCACAACTTGAACGAACCAAGGAAATCAATGAAGGCATAGCCCGGTCCATCGGCGAAAGCGCCGGTTCCCAGATTGCGGCATATAATAAATTGCAACGTGCGTGGAAGGCTCTTGGAGATGATATGGCCAAACGCCGGAAATTCGTTGATGAAAATAAAAAGGCATTCCAGGAACTGGGATTGTCGGTTAACAGCGTCAAGGATGCCGAGGAAGTTCTTGTCAATAACACAAGCAATGTGGTGCAGTCTTTTATTCTCCGTGCGAAAGCCGCCGCACTTGACAAGGCTGTCACCCAGGCATATTCCACTATGTTGGAAAGGCAGGATCTTGCGCGACGTAATGCGAGATATACGGTGAAATCCCAAGGGGACGAAGTAAGCTATGCCGATGCCCAGGCAAGAGGCATGGCCGGCGTCCGTGCTGTGCCTCATGAGCATGTGAGAGCTAATGGCGGGGGTGCCACAATGAGCAGCTGGACAACATATACATACGAAGTCAGCGATGCGGGCGCCTACAATGCAGCCAGTAACCGGTTGGCTCTTGAGGCGCGTGACCGGGAGATTCAGGCTGCAACAGCTGAGGCTGACCGCCGTGTCAACGACTTACAGAAAGAGATAGGCGCGACTGAAGAAGCGCTTGACGCCCTTAAAATACCCCAGATGACCGGCGATACTACACCGACGACCACTACTACAACTCCCACTAAAGAGGACAGGCTTGAGGCTGCGCGTAAGGAAGCTGAGGAACTACAGAAACTCCGTTGGCAGAATGAGCAGGATGAAATAAACCAGATGGCTGATGGTGCAGAGCGTCGTCGCCGGCAGATTGCCCTGGACTATAAAAAAGAACTTGCCGAGATAGAAGCCCAGAGGGCATCTTTCAAGGCGCTGAACAAAGAATCCGGAGCAACAGGTCTTAATGCCAACGGATTGACTGAAACCCAGCAGACCGAGATAGATAGAGCCGGACGCATTGCTCTTGAAAACCGGGACAAAGCAATGCAGGAAGTCTATCAGCTTGAACTGCAGCACATGGAGGAATATCTGAAGGAGTACGGTACATTCCAACAGAAAAAACTCGCCATGTCGGAAGAATACGACCGTAAAATAGCCGAGGCCTCCGATGAATGGGTAAAGAAGTCACTGGAAAAAGATAAGGCGGCGGCCCTTCAGAACATCGAAATAGATGCGATTAAACAGTCGGTGGACTGGGGGAGCGTGTTCAGCGGTTTCGGCACCATGTTCCGCGATCAGCTTGAACCTACGATTGCCAAACTCCGGGCTATTTCCGAGACTGAGGAATTCCGGGATTCAGACCTTCAGGATCAGCGGACACTCTATGAGCTTATCGCCAAGCTCGAAGAGGCAAACACATCATGGGACAGCGGAATATTCGTTACTCTCGGGAACGACCTCACCGCCTATCAGACGGCCATGCGGAATTACATGGACGCCCAGGATAAAGAGCGGCTTGCGACAGAGGCTTTGACCGCTGCGAAGAGGAAACTCGCCCAAGCAGAGCAAAGCGGCAATGCCGATGCCATTACTGCTGCTAAAGCGGAAGTGGCGACCGCTACCACAAATATGAACGAAGCATCCGATCGGGTGCGCTCCTTCGGTGTAGATGTGCAGGATGCCTCCAATAGCCTTCAGGCATCTACGACGCGCGTCAATAATATGTTCAATACGCTTGTGTCCAGTCTTGCCGGACTTAAATCCGGCAGTCTGCAAGGCGTGGGTGAAAGTCTGATGAGCCTTGACAAACTCTTTAATAACAGCGGCGTCACAAATGCCGTTGGGGGCGCCCTTGCAAAAGGTATGTCAAAACTGCTCGGAAATTCCGCTATCGGGAAAAGTGTTTCAGAGGCTCTTGGCAACAGCGGACTAATCGGCCAGATTATATCAGCTGTACTTTCTCTGCTCGATATCCTCAAAGATGGCATAGGGGTCCTGGTGTCAAGTCTTATTGATACCGTGCTCAATGCCATATCCGGCATACTCAAGAATTTGCTGAACGGTAAAATGTTCGTTCAGATAGGCCAGTCGCTCATCGACGGTATCGCCGGCATATTTGATGCCATTACATTCGGAGGTTTTACCTCATGGTTCAGCTCAAGCAATGCCAAGGAGGTTCAGGAGACCATTGACAAACTGACAGAGCGAAATGAGTTGCTGCAGACCGCCATCGAGGACTTGACCGATGAAATCAAGGCAAGCAAAGGAACCAAGAGCGTCGCAGCATACCGGGACGCATACAATTATCAGCGTGAAACGAATGCCAATTATCTCGGCATAGCGCAGGCCCAGGCAGGATATCACGGCGCCCACCACAGTTGGAATTACTATTGGGACGGATTCTCTCAGGAACAGATTGAGCGCCTGAGCCGTCAGATCGGACGCTCGTGGGATGGTAATATCTGGAGTCTGTCGCCGGAGGAGATGAAAATGCTCCGCGCCAATGTCGATATGTGGAAACAGATCCAGGACTCCGGCAAAGGCGGATACGGTGGCAGACTGACCGAAAAACTTGATGACTATATCGCCCAGGCCGGTAAGCTCGAGGAACTGACAAATGAACTATACGAAGGATTAACCGGGATGTCCTTCGACTCGATGTATGACAGCTTCATCGATCAGCTCATGGATATGGAGGCAAGCGCGGAGGATGTTGCTGACAATATCAGCGAATACTTCATGCGTGCCATGCTTTCCAACAAAATCGGCGAAATGTATGCTGACAAGCTGGAGGAATGGTGGAAGAAGTTCGGGAAGGCGATGGAAGACAATGACCTTACCGAAGCCGAACGCAATGCCCTGTCCGAAGAGTACATGAAATATGTCGAGGAAGCCATGAAGCTCCGCGACCAACTCGCGGCAGCCACTGGTTACGGCAGTGACGACAAAGGTTCATCGCAGTCCGGGAAAGCCGGCAGTTATAACGCCATGAGCCAGGACCAGGGTACGAAACTCGAAGGACTGTTTGTTTCGGTACAGGGTCATGTGGCCAATATCGACAACATTGTCGAAAATGTGGCCGAGCGCATGAGTGCTGCCGAGGGATACCTTGCTCAGATTGCCGAGAATACGAAATCCAATGCGGCATCGGCTGAAGAAATCAAGGAACTGCTTATAAAAATCGCCAGAGACGGCATCAGAACCAAATAAAAATGGACACAACCGCACTGAAGGGTCTTGTCATAATAAATGGCAAGGATATATGGACTGAATTCGGAGCCTTTCTTACCGAGGAGAAGAAAGGCGGCCGGGACAACCTCACATCCATAATGGCGCCGTCAAAGGTTAAGAGCCATGTCGGCGTCAATATCCGGGAACATGACGGCACGAAATATTCCGGGAAGCTCGATGTCAAAAACGAAGAGCGGGATGTCACGCTGCATTTCGCCATATTCGCCGGAACCAGGAATGAGTGGCTGCTAAGATATCGTTCGTTCATCACATTCCTCAAGACCGGGGAAAATGGATGGCTTTCGGTGCGCTTGCCGGAGCTCGGGCTGACCATGCGCATGTTCTATGTCGATTGCCCGGGCTACAAGCCTCTCACTTACCTCCATAACGAAGGTGTTCAGGCAAGCCGCTTCAAGGTGAAATTCCGCGAGCCTGTACCGTCATTCTAACGAAATTAAAACGCCGTTCAAATATGCTTATAACGATATACGACAAAGTCGGGAACCCGAAGGTGGAACTGTCCCCCAACGATAGCTCCACACAGGCGACGGAGATACAGGGCGACAATGTCCTGACGCTCTCGTTCACCTATTACGAGCATATAGACCTTGATGTCGACGACTACGCCGACTTCGAGGGAGAGCGCTACTGGCTAACCGAGAAATACCGTCCCAAGCAGAAATCCACGAAAGAGTGGAGCTACGATATCAAACTCTACGGCGTGGAGAGCATGATCAAGCGTCTGCTCGTAATCAAGACCGTTGACAACGAGGAAGAGCCGGTATTCACCTTGACCGCCCCGCCCCGGGAACATGTGGCGATGATAGTCCGCTGCATGAACGACGGCATGGGAAACATCACCGACTGGAAGGTCGGACAGGTCGACGGCACCGAGAACATCGTCATCGATTACTTCGGCAAGTATTGCGACCAGGCGCTCAAGGAGATTGCCGAGAAGGTCGGCGCTGAATGGTGGGTGGAAGGTCAGACCGTAAACATCTGCAAATGCGAGCATGGCGAGCCGGTCTTCATGGGCTATGACAAAGGACTGACCGGCATAGAACCGACGACCGCCGACAATGTGGATTTCTACACGCGCCTGTACCCTGTAGGCAGCAGCCGCAACATAGACCGCGAGAAATACGGATACACCCGGCTTCAGCTCCCCGGCGGCCAGAAATATGTCGAGATGAATGCCGACAAATATGGCCGTGTGGATCATTACGAAGCCGACGCATTCGCAGACATATACCCGCGTCGCACCGGTGTGGTAAGCAGCGTCCGGAGCGAAGTCAAGACCGGTGAGGACGGAAAACCATTCACCATTTACTATTTCCGCGATGACAGTCTGCCGTTCAATCCCAACGACTATGAAATCGGCGGTCTGGTCAAGCGTGTGTCATTCCAGGAAGGAAGCGAGCTTGCCGGACTTGGAGACGAGGAAGACGGCACATATTATTTCGAGGTAAACTACAACAGCGACACCCGGGAATTCGAGATAATCACCATCTGGCCCTATGACGATGACACGCAGTTGCCCGGCGGTACGCTCGTGCCGAAAGCCGGCGACAAATATATCCTGTGGAATCTCAGGATGCCGGACGAGTATTATGCCTTTGCCGAAGAAGAATTCCTTACTGCGGTAAACAAATATAACGCGGACCATAACCTTGACCTCACTGTTTACAAGGCATCCACGGATCATGTATGGATAGAGGACAATGGCATTGACCTCTCGATAGGCCGCAGGGTGCGCCTCGAGAGCGAGGAGTATTTTCCTGAATTCGGATACCGTGACAGCCGCATTACCAGAATAACCCGGAAGGTCAACCTTCCGTCGCAGATGGATATCGAGATTGGCGACGCTCTGAGCAGGACATCGATGCAGCGCATGTCCGATTCCGTTAGCGATGCCAAGAGTTATGCCCGGTCAATCGGAGAGTCAACGGCTCTTCCGGACATTATACGCACATGGGACAAGACCGTGCCGACCGACAACAACCTCTTTTCGGCCCGGCGCAGTCAAAGGGAGTTTATCAGCAAGAACAGCCCCGACCGCGCCAAAAAGAAAATCATATTCGAGGAAGGTATCGATGCCGGTGATTTCATCGCCGGGGCGCAGGGTGGCACCATAGACGGCAAAGGAAACGCCGAGCTGCTCACGCTCCTTGTGCGCTCACTGTTGAGTTCGCCAAAGTTCGTAGACGGATTTGATGGCGAAGGATGGCGTATCTGGCTTGAGAACGGGTTGTCGCACCTTACTGTCGACAAACTCACCGTGCGCCAGGTAATGACTGTCCTCGAGTTGCTGATTGAGAAGATCCGGAGCGTAGGCGGACAGATATGCGTGTCTGCGGCCAACGGCAAGATAAAGGAAATCCAGAAGGTCAACGGTCAATATATAATCACATTCGAGCAGGAGAACACGTTCGTCACCCACGACCTCATGCGCTGCCAGACATTTACCGGCGGCAGTTTGAAAAGTTATTGGGTCGAGATAACCGGCGTGAACGGGGGCAATGTGATTATCCCGGAATCCGAATTTGCCGGAGCCATTCCGATGCCCGGTGACGAGTGCGTGCTGATGGGTAATACCACAGACAAGAACCGACAGAACCTCATACTCATATCCGCCACCGAGGACGGACAGCCGCGTATCGATGTCCTCGACGGCGTGCATGACAAAAATTTCACAGACTGCCTACGGGCGCGCCTCGGAAACCTTGACGGCATAACCGATGACTGGTTCCCGGCAGACAATCAGCCCCACGGCAACGGTTTGTATTCCGACAATGCATATCTGCGAGGCACCTTCCTCCTTGTTACCGGCGAGGACATCAAGACCAAGTTCGAGATAGTCGAAGGCAAGATTGAAAGCATGGTCGAGGCCGTGCGCAATGATTTTGTCATAGACAAAGGGTATCTTAGCAATCCGGCATTTGCCACCGGCATGGAGAAATGGGATACGCAGAACGAAGCCGTATTCTTCCTCGTCGGCAATAAATGGATATGGGCCAACAACAATGTCCTCACCCGGAAAGGAAATTGCGCAAGCGTTACCAAAGATGACGGGCGCACAGTGGTACGCATCGTCAACAAATATATACTGCAGAAGAATGCCAATCTCCGCAGCAAACCTACATTCGCGACCAGCGCAGACGGCAAGAAGGAGGCTCTGCCGGTTTATTTGAGCTTCTTCTATCGCTGTGTCAAACCGGGCAAGCTGACAGTCAGATTCGATAGCGTGGATAAAACCGGCTTCGAGAACTTCAATTCGTTTGATATTGAAGAAGAACTTGTAGAAACCACCGGTTATGTCCAGTTCAATTGTGACGGACTCTGGAACGGGACCGGCGACTTCAGGCTGTCGTTCACCGGCGAGATCTATCTGTATATGCTTGTCATGTCAACTGACAAGGTAGAGGCGCTCACATACAAGTATCGCACATTATTCGAGCAGTCCGAAAAACTGATAAAGATAGCGGCGCAGAATTTTGGCAGCGACGGCAAGGTCCTGGCTGAATCCGGAATACTGACCACGGCACAGATGACCGGGTTATACGCCATCGACAGTGAGGGCAATCTGAAGGCATTTGTCGGGACCGGCCAGGGAGGCGTCAAGATCAAGGCTGACAACATACAGCTTGAAGGCATAGTAACCGCCAACGGTAACTTCAAAATATTAGAGGATGGCAGCATTGAGACAATCAACGGCAAATTCACCGGAGAAATCAACGCCAATAAAGGGACGATTGGAGGTTTTATCATTGATGACTCAAGCATAAGGTCAGAGAACGGTTATACAAACCCGAGTACCGGAGAAAAAATAACTACGAGCCGATTTTCTTTATTTTCAAAAGGAAATCCTTGGTTGGGTTTCCATGACACATATAGGGGGGTAAAGCTTGGTCTTGACACAATGCCTCTCGGTTCTGCTGTTGGAACGGCTCAGATATATGTCAGCAACTCAACGCCATCAGAATTATATGAAAACTACGGAGTTTACATTAATGTTTCGGGTGGCCGTAGAAATATTGGCTTGTGGATGTTTGGAGACATTCATGCGACGGCCCGTAATTATCACGTAATAAATGGAGATACATATTTCAATGGCGAAAAAGGCCTGAGAATCGCGATGGATATGAATGCCGATACCGGAGCTTTTTCGCATTACTATGAAGGCGTGACATTCGGATTCAATGACTATGACCTCGACAAAGTTCGCTTCCAAGTACAGAACGGACTAATCATCGGAGTGAAAAAAGAATAAACCAAAGATTATGGCAAAAATCAATTTTCAGCAATTCAGAATCCCGGCAGGGATAGACAGAAGCAGGTATCAGACCGGCGATGCGCGGGAGAGCGTTGCAAACATGCTGTACCTTAATGTCAACGGCATACGCGCACATGCCCTCGCACTCAAAATCTACCGGAGCGAAGGCGAGACCGACTTCACTGAAGAAGAAGTAAGAACCCTTCGGGAAGTGGCCGACACCTATGCCACGCCGGCATTTATCGACGGACTCAACGATCAACTGGAAGGAGGTGCGGAATGAAAGTGATATATAACCACCTCATACCGTTCCGGGGCTTCAAGTGCATCAACCTGTTCGGAATCCTTTTCGTCCGGAAAGGCTGCGTCATGACGCAGACCGATTACAATCACGAGGCCATCCATACGGCACAGATGAAGGAACTGCTTTACCTTCCCTTTTATCTGCTCTATGTCCTGGAATGGTTGTGCCGGCTGATACAGCTCTGGGACAGCAGAAAAGCATACCGCGCCATATCCCATGAACGGGAGGCATACGACAACCAGGCCAATCCGGATTATCTCACAGAACGCAAACCCTATAATCAATTCAAAAAACTATGGCACTGACACAGGCAGAAAAAAACGAACTTCTCAACGCAATCAAAGCGGAGTCGCAGAGCGTTGACGAACTGACCCAAGTGACAAGCCTCGACGGCATAGTATCATTGCCGGCAACCCGGGGAACCGAGGTTGTCAGCGCCCCGGTGTCGCTACTCCGCAAACCGGCGGAGGATGCGGCGAAAACCGCTAATGCTGCAGCTTCAAGTGCAAATACTGCCGCCTCCCAAGCCAACACAGCACGGAACCAGGCAGCAGAGGCCGCCTCGACCGCCAATTCCGCAGCCGGCAATGCTGACGAAGCGGCACAGGCGGCAAATGACGCTGTGGCGGCAGCCCAGGCTGTAGTGCAGGATTACAGGGAAACCGCAGAGGCGGCCCGTGAAGGAGCCACCGCCCGGTTCTCGCGGTTCGTGACCATTGACGTAACGACAGAGAACGTGAGCATAGTCCCGTCTTCCGGCGGAGAGATTGTCTACCTGTCCGCGAAGCACGCTTTCGCCTTCCTTTACAACGGTAAATATTACCTCTCATGGAAGAGTGAAACTTATCCCATGCAGATGTACAACGAGAATATCGCGCAGGTCAAGAGAGACAAACTGTTCCTCTGCGGCGAGACCCTCTATGTGTGGAGCGAAGAGAAACAGACCCTCATCGAGGCAAGCGGCAAAGGAAACGGCAGCGGATTCTACAATGTCACCGAGCAGCAGCCTCTAACAACAGGCTACTATTCCAAGACAACAGCTGTGGCCGCGCTCGCCAACGCTGACATCGAAGACGAGCAGAAGCGCGGCATGATCATCACATTCGAATCCGCGCCCGGCAAATGGGAGGACTACCGATTCATCGGAACCACACTCTCCACCTTTACATCACCCGGCGCGTGGGAAGAATACGGGTCGAAGAACACCGTGCGGCAGATCACTGTCAATGGTGAGAAAAAGACCCCGGATTCAAACGGTAACGTGTCAATCACCATCGACGAGGTCAGTGTCGATGACAGTCTCGACCCCGACAGCACCAACCCCGTGCAGAACGGAGCCGTCGCTTCCAAAGTGGCCGAGCTTGAGGCCGGGACACTCTTCGGTGTCGATACCGAAGAGAACGACGACGGTTCCACCACGGTAAGACTCAACAGCAAGACATCGACAATCGCCGAGTTCACTGTCAAAGGTGGCGGCGGTGGCGGTGGGGATGACGCATCCCTTACCAAGATCGTACTGTCGGCCTCCGTTGACAAAAAGACTATCAAGGAGGGGGATTCCGCACTTCTCACATGGTTCTACGACCATCAGTATTCCGGCGGCGACGACAAAGGGCAGAGTACCGGGCAAAAGGCCACCGTCAGAATCGAGGTGCGCCGAGGCACCGTCGTGACCTATTCCGAAATCAAGCAGGACGTCAACTCCAACACATACACGCTCGACCTTACCAAATACCTGCTCCTCGGCACAAGCGACATCTATGTCATAGCCACGACCACAGACCCCAACACAGGCAAGGAACAGAGGAAACAGGCGTATCTCTCGATCAAGGTTGTCACGCTGTCCCTGTCAAGCAGCTACAACATCGCGTCCGGCATCGCCCAAGGCGGTTTCGGGGTACACGACACAGTCGAGATACCCTATGCCGTCACCGGCTCCGGCACGAAATCAGTCGCCCTGTATGTCGACGGAGTGCAGCGCAACCTCCACTCCATCACGCGAAGCGGCACCACCAACAGCAACTTCAACCTCGACATGGCAGGCCTTGCCGTCGGTCGCCATACCGTTCAGATGGTCGCCGAGATGGAACAGGACGGTCTCACACTCAAGAGCGAGAGCATTTATTTCGATATTCTCAAGAGCGGGAGCAGCGCACCGTTCCTCGGCACAAAGATAGTCCACCCGGACGGGCGCATACTGACAGGCACCGGGCATACCACACCCACCATCGAGGTCGGGCAATATGAAAAGTGCGAGTTTGAATTCGTGGCCTATGATCCGACTGTCATTCCGGCCACTGTCGAACTGTGGCAGAACGGCAAGCTCGCCCGGACAGTCGCCGCCCCCCGAACCGTTCAGGCCTACAGCAACCGCTTCACGGAAAAAGGCCGTCAGTCCCTTCAGCTCAAACTCGGCTCGGCCACCTACACCGTCAACATCGATGTCGAGGAGAGCGGCATCGACATCAGCGAAGCCACATACGGCTTGCAGTTCAAGCTCGATGCCACCGGGCGCAGCAACGAGGAAAGCAATCCGGCCACATGGGAATCGAATGGCGTTACAACGTCATTCGAAGGAGTCGACTGGGCAAGCAGCGGATGGGTTGACGGTGCGCTCCGTCTCACCAACGGAGCCAAGGCCGTAATCCACACCAAACCCTTCTCCACCGATGTCAAGACCACCGGCCTCACCGTCGAGATCACTATGCGTGTCAGCAATGTCATGGACAGGGAGGCTGCGGTTGTGAGCTGTCTCGACAATGGCAAAGGACTTCTGATCACGACACAGGAGGCAAGTTTCAGAACCGGCCAAAGCGTAAGCTATGAGAACGAGGACGGAGAGACCGTGCAGCGAGAAATCAAGCTCGCCACCAACTACGCAGCCGGGGATTGGATGAAGGTCGCCCTCATGGTCGGCACCGCAGCCGAAGACCGTATCATGCAGCTATATGTCACCGGCAACCGTACCGGCGCGGACATCTACGACACCTCGTTCAACTTCCGTCAGGACAATCCGCAGGAAATCACCATCGACAGTGCCGAAGCCGACGTGGAGATAAAATGCATCCGCGTCTATAACCGAGCCCTCAGCGACGACGAGGAGCTTGAGAACCGAATGGTGGACAGCGAGACCACCGACGAGATGATGGAGATCTATTCCGAGAACGACATCATCGGCGACACCGGGGATGTCGATATGGACAAACTCCGTGCGATGGGAAAGGGGGTGCTGCGTATCGTGCGTCAGAACATGCTCAACGACGTGTACGAGACCAACAACAAAAAGACCGACTTTCTCGCCGACGTGTACTTCTACTCGCCGCTCGGCAGCGACTACGACTTCATACTCACCAACTGCTACATCCGAATACAGGGTACTTCCTCCACGAAATATCCGTCGAAGAACATCCGCATATATTTCACCAAGGGGAGCGAGATGCTGTCGATGACGGGCAAGAACGTTCTGCCCGGCAATAAATATGTCATGCGTCCCGGAGCGGTTCCCGTGCCGATCGTATGCTGCAAGTCCGACTATTCCGATTCCTCGATGTCCCTGAACACCGGCGGCGCGAAGCTGTTCAACGACGTGATGAAGGAACTCGGACTGCTTACCCCTCCGCAGCGGCATCAGTACGAACAGGGAGGCAACAGTCTCGGAGCCGTCAGCATCAGAACCGCCATCGACGGAATGCCCATCGACATATTCTGTGCGGAGACAGCAGACGGCGAGAACGTCTATTACGGACAGTACAACTTCAACAACGAGAAATCCAAGAGTGGCCCGGTATTCGGTATGGAAGGTGTCGAAGGCTACACCGCAGCCTGTCCCATCGCTCTTGAGATGCTCAACAACACATCACCCGTCTGCCTGTTCCAATCCACGAGCGACACTCATCTCGCCGAGAATTTCGATGCCGGAGCCGAGGTCAATTATGGCGTTGACGCTTCCGGGAAAGTCCAGAGCGACGGCGATGTCAAATGGGCGGGACTCGCCACCGCGCAGCAGACCGCACTCAAGCGTCTCTACTCGTGGATACGCTCCTGCGTACCCTCCGGCGCGAATCCCAACGACCTCTCCACATTCAAGAGCGAGAAATTCAAGAACGAAATCGGACAGTACTTCGACAAGGACTTTATCCTGACATACTACATCTTCACAGACTACTTCCTCAGCGTCGATCAGAGAGCCAAGAACATGATGCTCCGCACATGGGACGGCAAGATATGGTACATAACCTACTACGACGGCGATACGCAGCTCGGCAAGCGTAACGACTGCTTCCTCGTGTATCTATATACCACCGACCGCGACACATGGGACGCAGAGGCGAGCAAATACGCTTTCGAGGGACATGACTCATGGCTGTGGAACCTTGTGCTTGCCAACCTTGGGGACGACCTCAAGAGATGTGCTGCCAACTTCCGCGCCGTCATGACAAACGAGCGAGTCCTCGCCATGCTCAACGACGAGCAGAGCGGCAACTGGTGCGACCGCGCCTTCAACAAGTCCGGCTATCTGAAATACATCGCCCCGGCGGTTCAGACCATGTACGGCAAGAAATGGCCGTTCATCTTCGCATTGCAGGGCAGCAACAAGAGCCACCGCACCTTCTTCTTCGTAAACCGCGCCGCCCTGCTCGACGCCAAATACGGCACGAGCAACTTCACCTCCGACAACATCGACCTCTACATGGCGAGAAGCGCGTCCGATGCAGCCGACACAGTCCGCATCACCGCCAACGAAACCTATGCCTTCGGCTACGGCACCAACAACAGTCCCAACATCGCAAACACCGGCATTGTCGCTGGAGGAGCTGTGGCGACCCTCGACATAACGGGAGCCTATACGGTCAACGACCCCCTGCGCATCTACGGTGCGAGCAGGGCGCGAGTCCTCGATCTGACAGGAGCCTCCAACCACCTCAAGAACGCCCTCGACCTCGGCAAATGTACCGCACTCCGTGAACTCAACCTACAGGCGGCTACAGGCGGCGGCTCGACCGGATGGTGGCTCTCGATAGACAACTGCCGACAGTTGCGCAAGCTCAACCTGCGCAATCAGGCACAGGCCAAGACAGGAGGCAGCACGAGTACCGCGCTCGACCTCACGAATCAGACAAAACTTGAGGAACTCGATGCGCGAGGCACAAAGGTGCAGAGCGTCGTCTTTGCCAAAGGTGCGCCCGTCACCGTCGCCCGGATGCCGTCCACCATAACGACGCTCCGGCTTGAGTATCTCGGCAAGCTCACCATGTCCGGGCTTACCCTCGAAAGCTACGGCAATGTCCGCACCCTCATCTTTGACAACTGCCCCGGAATAAATTGGGAGACCCTGCTGTCAAGATGCGCCAACGTTGACAGGCTCCGCGTCACAGGCATAGACCGCGAGGATGACGGCACATGGCTCAACAAGTTCATGGCGATGGGCGGTGTCGATGCTTCCGGAAACTCCACCGACACTTGCGCCCTCGTAGGAACCGTCCGGTTCACCCGGTACATCGACGAGGCGCAGTATCAGAGGATGTGCGCCCATTTCCCGGAGCTGAACATCATACAGCCGGAATACACGATGATCCGCATCGACAATCCGGCAGACGACGCGAGTGTGTCCAACCTCGACAACAACACCGGCTATCAGTTCGGCAATGACTATGTGAGAAGCGGCCATCTCGCCGCCATCTTTGCCAAACGCCACCGTGTCCTTGCGAAAGTTACCCGGAAGCCTACGACAAGAACAGTCCGCATGGCCAACACCGATGTAACGGTCAACAACCACGACGGGCAGATGACCTATTTCCCTCTGCATGATGCGAACTCGAACTACTATGCTGATGCGGAGGACATAGCCAACTGCACCCCGGCCAAACTCGACGGAAGCGAAGGCGACCTCATGATGTATGAGACGGGAATGTGGGTAAAGGGCATCAACGACTATCTCAACGCCGCCAACTATTCATGTTACAGCTCTAACGACAGGAACCACCGTCCTGCCACGCCGGAGGCGGACATTCTGACCCTTGATGACATCAAGGCGAAAGGCGGCGTTATTGCCGGGCGCAAGATTGTCGGCAAGGATACCCTTACGGCATCCTATACTAACGACAGCTCCTATTCGGTGTGTCAGGTCGATGTGTCGAAGCACAAGAGGGTGCGTTTCCCAAGCGTCCCCGGAACAGGACTCACCGGGGCTGTGTTCTGCGACTCCTCCGGCAAGGTGATTGAGAATATCGTCGTGCCGTCGCTTGCCAATAAATTCGAGGCCGGAATGTATCTCATAAAGGATGTCCCTGCCGGAGCTGTCTCCCTCAACTTCACCATCCTCAACACAGCGGAATTTGACAAGGTAGTCCTGTCGAACTCCGACAAGATCGAGGACATGGAGCCGGAGTGGTACTATGACGCGGAACACCTGTGCGCCGTTGTCGAGACCGTCATCGTCGGTGAGAAATTCCGCTCGTGCATCACAGGGGGCAGCTCCATCGCAAATATGCCGTGGACAGACTTCCACTATTACAGCCAGCAGAGAGGCATGCAGCAGATAGACGCGATGATGCATTCGCGTCTCGCCAACCTCTCCTATGCATTCTATGGCCGCAGGGATATGCAGGAACAGTGCGGTGCCGGGTCGCACACCAACAGCAGAACCATCGGAGCCGACACCATGCTCCGTGGTATGCAGGACACCGTCGGCTATGAATACGCCAAGGCCATCAATCCGAATGTCACGAACAGCCTTATCGAGAACCTCGTGCATCAGTACGCATGGTTCATCGACACGGACACATTCGGGACAAAGACGGTGACGCAGGTCAATAACATCTGTTGTCTCGGCTATGTCAATCTCTATGGGCATAAATATGAGATGATGGACTGGGTGGATGTCCCGAACGACACTAATAATGTCGGCAAGTGGCGTATATGGATGCCCGATGGCAGTGTCCGTTATGTCAAGGGCATGACCGCCTCCGGCTATTGGATTACCGGGGTCGCTCATGGCCTATATATGGATATGACTCCTGTCGGCAGTTTCAACGGAAGCTCCTCCACATACTTCTGTGATACATATTGGTATTCCGGCTCCATAGGCCGTGTGGTCTATCGCGGCAACAGCTACGCGCATGCGAATGGCGGCGTGTCGTGCGCGTATGCGAATAACGATGCATCGAATGCGGTCACGTATGTCGGGTCGCGTCTGGCCTTCCGCGGACT